TTGAAATAGTCACCACCGCACGATTCACGAAAAGGGCCGTATAAAAACGACTTCTCTTCATTAACCATAAACCCACAATGCTCAAGAACGTCACATAGTAACGTAGAGCTATAGGAAGGTAGTATAATATCGTCCCCGTTAACTGATACATCTTCAGTCGGTTGTCCTGTAATCTCTGCAGAGGCAAGAGCCAATGCATAGAAAATAAGACTTTCTAACTCGAAGGTGTAGCCATTACCCATTGCAGAAAACTTATGGTATTCAAACCATTTTCCGCAGTATGTGTACCTCCCAGAACGGACTCGATGCAGAGCATCAAGCCATTCAAAAGGAAGGAGATCCGCTACAACGCGCCATGATATAGTATCAGAGGCGGAAGAGAGATCTATGGTCGAAAGATGGTTTTTCACACTTGCCAAATAAGCAAGATGTTTATGCCGTTCAGGTGCTCTATTAAGATGCAAACCTGCTTTCTTCAGACGAGACCGGATGACCGCACCATAACCCTTTTGCATTACAACATTGACCGTAGGGCCAATAGCAATAGGACGATGGGTCTTCGCGGATTTTGGAACAAAGCTTAATCGATCTCCACCCTGTATAGTCAAGCACTCACGTATGCGACTGCTATCTTCGCTGTCAACCCCATGTAGGGATAGCCAGCCAGGACAAGTAGACAAAAACCTTACGGCATCATCAATCGATTCAGAGGTCACTTCAAGTGGACCTTTAAGTTTATTAAGTGGTGTTGTGCTTCCCTTTACGGAAAACGTTGCCCCAGGACCAAACTCGAATGGCAGCTCAGTAACACAAGGAACATCTTTTAAAATCTGTGCAATAATGCGTCGAGCGCGGTGAATAACCGCACCGATAGGTTCGTCGAATGACGCACCTACAGAAGATGTATTGTATTGCTGACACCTTTTCTCGCAAGCGATAAAGGTTTTAACTGCTTCTTCAAGCGGATCCGTTCTGAGGTTCCACAATGGATACTTCTTTATCAGAGTCACAAGCTGATTATCTTTAAGGTAATCAATATTCGAAGAGTAATCACTCGGTTGAATATTCATGAGACTCATAAGCCCGTTGTCATCGTAAGTTTCTAAATAATAGAATACTCGTAGACTAAGGCTAGAACCAATATCTGTACAAAGCTGTTTAAGCAGAGGACGGATAGAAGAACGATAAAGTATATCATCCTGCCAAGAAGCTTTAAGCTCTTGCAGAAGGAGGCGCTCAGCGCCGCCCATTTTGACTGTCTTAGACATATTCGTCGGAGCTCCAAGCTAGTAAGGGAAACCTTGGTGTTTAACCAGGTCAGCCACAATAGCATCAAGCATCAACGAATTGCTG